GTCTCCAAATCTCTCCCCGAACTTCATTTCCACGGAGGTCCGATGGCCCGCGCACCACTGCGCCCCGTCGCCGCCGGCGAGAAGGCCCCGGCCAAGAAGGCGCCGCGCACGGTCACGGATGCCGCCGACAACGGCACGACCCGCGAGCTGCTGGTCGCCATGCGGACCCGCATCGCCAAGGCGGTCGAGGACCCGAACACGCCGGCGCGTGATCTCGCCGCGCTGACCAAGCGCCTGGTCGAGGTTGTCCGCGACATCGAGGCGATCGACGCACGTGCGGAGCAGGAGGGCGGCGCTAGTGGCGACGTCCAAGACGGAGCGTTCGACGCCTCGGCTGTCTGAGGTCGCTCGGCACGTGGTCATCCCGCGAGGGATCGTCACGACGTCGTGGCCGCGGGTGGTTGCGAAGTGTGCCGAGCTCGGGGTCGAGTTCGACTCCTGGCAGCACGGCATCGGCTCGGCTGCGCTCGGCAAGCGGGAGGACGGCAAGTACGCCGCGACCGTCGGCGGCGTGGTCCTCTCGATCCCCCGACAGGTCGGCAAGACGTTCCTGGTCGGAATGATCGTGATCGCGCTGTGCCTGCTGCATCCCGGCCTCACCGTGCTCTGGACGGCGCATCGCACAAGGACTGCGACCAAGACTTTCCACACGCTCAAGGGCATGACCGAACGCACGAAGGTCAAGCCGCTGATGCTCGACCCGCGGCTGTCGAACGGCGAGCAGGAGATCCGGTTCCGCAACGGGTCGGTCATCATGTTCGGCGCCCGTGAACAGGGCTTCGGTCGAGGCTTCGACGAGGTCGATGTCGAGGTGTTCGACGAGGCGCAGATCCTGTCGGAGAAGGCGCTTGAGGACATGGTGCCGGCGACGAACCAGTCGCGGCAGCCGTCCGGCGCGCTGCTGTTTTTCATGGGCACCCCGCCACGCCCGACGGACCCGGGCGACGAGTTCGCCAACCGTCGCGCCCGTGCGATCAAGGGCGACGACCCGGACACCCTCTACGTCGAGTTCAGCGCCGACGACGACGCGAACCCTGACGACCGCGAGCAGTGGGCGAAGGCTAACCCGTCGTTCCCGTCGCGTACGCCCATCGAGTCGATGAAGCGGATGCGGGCGAATCTGACCGATGATGCGTCGTTCCTGCGCGAGGCGCTGGGCGTGTGGGCTGTCGACGACGATGCGGCGATCCCGTATCGCGCGTGGGTGGCGTGCGCAGACGTCGAGTCCGCAGCGTTCGGCCTGGTCGCGTTCGGCATCGACGTGTCGCCCGATCGGTCGCGCGCCTCGATCTCGGTCGCGGGCAAGCGCGAGGACGGCAAGCGGCACATCGCCGTGATCGACGCCCGCCCTGGCGTGGACTGGATCGTGCCTCGCTGCGTCGAGCTGCAAGTGCATTCCCCGGTCGCGTTCGCTCTCGACCCAGCCGGCCCTGTCGGCTCCCTGATCCAACCTCTGCGCGACGCGGGCATCGACGTCGTCGAGGTCACCGTCCGTCCGTTGACGCAGGCGTGCGGTCAACTCCACGACCTCGTGATGTCCGGCGAGATCGCTCACCGCGACGAGGGCCTGCTCAACGACGCCGTTGCTGGTGCCGCTCGCCGCAACGTGGGTGAGGCGTGGGCGTGGAAGCGCCGCGACGCCCGTACCGACATCACTCCGCTGTACGCCGCGACGGTCGCCCTGTGGGCGTTCGGCGAGGCCGACAAGCCCGCCGATCCGGGCGTTTGGTTCATCTAGGAGGACCCGTGCCGCTGGCCCTGTTCTGCCTCGGCGTCACGGCTGCCCTCGTCGGTATCGCCCTCCTGTCGATCCCTGCCGCGCTCATCGTCGGTGGCGTCGCCGGCGCATGGGTTGCCCTGTACGTCGACCTCAAGGCACTGCTGAAGGGCGGTAGCAAGTGAGCCGCCTCATCGACCGCGTGCGCGCATCGCGTGCGCTGCCCGTGCCCGCAGACCCGCTGTACGGGTACATGCAGCAGACGTACGCGAAGGACGGACTCGAGTCGGTCCTACCGACGTTCCAGTCCTACGCACAGGAGGGCTACCAGGGTAACGGCGTCGTCTTCTCGCTGATCCTGGCGCGCATCTCCCTGGGCTCTGAGTGCGAGTTCAAGTTCCAGGACAAGACGACGAAGCGCATCTTCGGTTCGCCGGCGCTGTCACTGCTCGAGAACCCGTGGCCGTCGGGCACGACGGGTGAGCTTCTGGCGCGCATGATCCAGGACGCCGACCTCGCGGGTAACGCGTTCGTCCGTCGGGTGTCCGCTGACCGCCTCGAGCGACTGCGCCCCGACTGGGTAGACATCGCGTCGGAGGAGGACCCGGCGACGGGTGCGTGTGAGGTCATCGGCTACGTCTACTGGCGCGGCGGGCGGCTGCACAACGAGCCCGAGGTCTACCTCGTCGGCGAGGTCGCGCACTGGTCGCCCATCCCGGACCCGCTCGCCGAATGGCGCGGCATGTCGTGGCTGACGCCCGTCGTGCGTGAGATCAACTCCGACGCGGCGATGACGGTCCACAAGGGCAAGTTCTTCGAGAACGCCGCAACGCCGAACCTCGTCATCCGGTACGCGACGAAGCTCGCACCCGAGCAGGTCGTGACGCTCCGCGACCGCTGGCAGGCCCGTTTCGGCGGACCCGACAACGGGTGGAAGACGGCGATCCTCGACGAGGGCGCGGACCTCACGGTGGTCGGCAACTCGTTCGAGCAGATGTCCTTCACCGCAGTGCAGGCCGCGGGTGAGAACCGCATCGCTTCGGCGGCAGGCGTGCCCGGCATCGTCGTCGGCTTCAAGGAAGGCTTGAGCGCGGCGACGTACTCCAACTACGAGCAGGCCATGCGTCGGTTCGCTGACGTGACGATGCGCCCGCTGTGGCGTTCGGCTGCGGCCGCGCTGGCGAAGCTCGTGGATGTCCCGGTCGGTGCGCGGCTTTGGTACGACGTCGGCGGTATCGCGGCGCTGCGCCAGGGCGAGAAGGACCGCGCCGAGACGGCGCAGATCTACGCCGCCGCAGCGATGAACCTCATTAACGCGGGCTATGTGCCCGACTCCGTCACCGCTGCCCTGACCTCCGGCGACATGACGCAACTCACCCACACGGGCGCAATCCCCACGGCCCTGTACCCCGAGGGCCGCGTGCCCATCACCGGAGGTAAGCCCGCATGACCGACACCCTGTCCCGCGCCTTCGCGGGCGATCTCGAGGTGCGGGCCTCGGGCGACGGACGCATCATCGGCGGCATCGTCGTCCCCTACGAGCGGACGGCGCGCGTGTCCGACGGCGGCCCGTCGTACTCCGAGCAGTTCCAGCGTGGCGCGTTCTCCAAGACGCTCAGCGAGCGCGGCGACCGGGTCAAGTTCCTGTCGCAGCACAACGCCCGGACGAACCCGCTCGGCACCGCCATCAAGGATTCCTGGCGCGATGACGCTGCGGGCCTCTACGGCGAGTTCCGGGTGTCCAAGACGCAGGCCGGAGACGAAGCCCTCGAGCTCGTCCGCGACGGCGCCCTCGATTCGTTCTCGGTCGGGTTCACCCCGGTCAAGCACGAGAAGCGTAGCGGCACCGTCGTCCGCACCGAGGTCCGCCTCAACGAGGTTTCCCTCGTCACGTTCCCCGCATACGAGGACGCCCGCGTCCTCGCCGTGCGCGAAGCCCTCGCCGCCTTCGGCGAGGACGACACCGAGGAGCTGCGGCGCATGGTCGCCGAAGCCCTCGACCTGACCCCTGCCACCACTGACGACGGTCAGTCGGAGCGGACGCACGACAACGACGACGAGCCGGCCAGCGCCACTCCCGCCGCATCCCCCTCCATTCGTCACCTGCGCAAGATCGCGCGGGAGAAGGGCATCATCTGATGTCGCACAACATTCAGGCGCTGGGCGAGAAGGTCGAGGCGCTTCGCGCTGAGATCGTCGAGCTCGACGCCATCGAGGCTCCCACCGAGGAGCAGGCCGCGCGCTTCGACGCCGCCATCACCGAGTTCGACGCCGCCAAGGCCGACTACGACAAGGCGACCGAGCGCGCCGCCAAGGTCGAGTCCGTCCGCGAGGCTGTCGTCTCCGGCACCGCCAAGACCGAGCGCGCGTTCCACGCCCCGAGCGTGAGCGTCAAGCGCGACGTCCACGCCGACATGGATGCCGTGGCCCGTGGCTACGTCAGCCCCGACGAGATGGTGTCCCGCGCCCTCACCGCGATCGAGGAGACCGCCATCCGTGGCATCTCCGACGCCGCGAAGGAGCGCGCCACCGAGCTCGCCGAGTCCGACCCCAGCATCGCCCGCCACATCCTCCTGACCGGTTCGCCGGCCTACTTCTCGGCGTTCAAGAAGTACCTGCGTTCGCCGCAGATGTTCCAGGCCATGCTCACCCCGGAGGAGGCCGACGCGTTCGCTCGTGCGTCGCTCAGCAACACCGCCGCCAACGGTGGGGCGACCAACCCGTGGCTGCTCGATCCGACGGTCATCCTGACGAACTCCGGCGCGGTCAACCCGTTCCGTGCGCTCGCCACGATCGTCACCGGCACCACCGACAAGTGGAACGGCATCACCTCCGCCGGCGTCACCGCCGAGTGGCTGGGTGAGGGCTCCGCTGCTGCGGACGCCAGCCCGACCGTCGCCTCGCCGCAGATCCCCGCGTTCAAGGGCGCCGCGTACATCGACGCCACCGTGGAGCAGCAGGGCGACGGCCAGCTCGTCTCGCAGCTGCCGCGCCTCATCGCCGACGCGAAGGACCGCCTCGAGGCGACCGCCTTCGCGACCGGCAACGGCACCACGCAGCCCGAGGGCGTCGTCACCGGCGTCGGTGCTGTCACCGCGTCGCGCATCAGCCCGACCACCGGTGGTCAGTTCGCCGTCGCGGGCGCGCTCGTCGACGTGTTCAAGGTCGCCAACGGGCTCAGCCCGCGCAGCGCCGCGAACGCGTCGTGGGTCGGCAACAAGACGGTGTTCAACACCATCCGTCAGGCCGCGATGGCGCAGAACTCGGCGAACTCCGTGTGGACCGACGGTGCCCTCGGCACCCCGTCCTCGCTGCTCGGTTCCGGCACCTACGAGGCGTCGGCGATGGACAGCACCTACACCACGTCGAGCAACATCCTGCTTGCTGGTGACTTCAAGGCCGGTTACTACATCTACGACCGCGTTGGCGTCGAGATGCAGTACATCCCGGTCGTGATCGACCAGGCGACGGGCCGTCCCAACGGTAAGTCCGGCTGGTTCACCTACTGGCGGACGGGCGCTGAGGTCGTCGACCCCAACGCGTTCCGCCTGCTGCGCCTCTAGTCGCAGCCTCTCGAACGTCCGGCCCCACCGTCCCGCAGCGGTGGGGCCGGACTCGGTAGACCCCCATCCTCTGCGGGAATCCTCTGCGGGAGCACTCATGACCATGTGTGTCCTCGTCCCTTCGCGGGGACGTCCGAGCAACATCGCAAGGCTGGCCGAGGCGTGGTTCACCACCGGCGCCGAGGCTGAACTCGTCGTGCTGATCGACAGCGATGACCCGGAGCTCGGCGGCTACGTGGGCCTTGCCGACGACTACGAGTTCACGCTCATCGCTGGTGAGCCGTCGCGCATCGGCCCGATCCTGAACCGTCACGCCGCGGACTACGCCACGCAGTACGACGTCGTCGGCTTCATGGGCGACGACCACCTGCCGCGCACCGAGGGCTGGGACATCACGCTCGAGGCTGCTGCTGGTCGCTGGGGCGTCGCCTACGGCAACGACCTGTTGCAGGGCGCGAACCTCGCCACTGCCGTGTTCATCGGCTCTGGCATCGTGGGCACGCTCGGCTACTTCGTGCCGCCGGGCCTCAAACACCTCTACTTCGAGTCGCCGTGGATGTCGTGGGGCCGCGCGCTCGGGTCGCTCACGTACCTCGACGACGTCGTGATCGAACACCTGCACTACATCAACGGCAAGGCCGAGCAGGACGACCTGTACCGCGAGGTCAACGACTCGTCGATGTACGCACACGACGGCGCCCGCTGGTCGGACTACGCCAACGGCGGCGAGCTCGCGGACGACTGCGCGCGGCTGATCGCGGCTCGGGATGCAGCATGACCCGCCAGCGACTGCGGCCCGCGTACACGCCGGCGGAACTCGCCAACGTCTACCAGCAGCCGCATGATGCGAACCGCTGGCCCGACCACATCGAGCGCGTCCAGCGCTCCATCGACTTCATCCGCAAGGATCTCGGCCCGGTTGACCGCGCGGCGGACCTGTCGTGCGGTAACGGCGCGATCATCGACGGCATCGAGGCGAACGTCCGCATCAAGGGCGACTTCGCTCCGGGCTACCCGATCACCGGCCCGATCGAGCGGACCCTGTCAGGCATCGACCCGGTTGACCTGCTGATCTGCTCCGAGACGCTTGAGCACTTGGACGACCCCGACAACGTCCTCGCCATCGCACGCCAGAAGACCCGCGCGATCTTCATCTCTACACCGATGGGCGAGGCCACCGACGACAACCCCGAGCACTACTGGGGATGGGGCCTCGACGACATCGCCGAGATGCTGACCAAGGCGGGCTTCCAGGACCTGCACCTCCAGGTGCTGCCTCTGGGCTACTACACGTTCCAGCTGTGGACTGCGTCGTGAAGCGCGCGCTGATCTCGGGCGCGTCGGGCTTCGTCGGTCGTCACTTCTCGGCCCGCCTCGAGCGGGACGGGTGGGACGTCACGGGGTTCGACATCGCGGACTATGTTCCCCGCGACGCGGTCGACTGGTTCCGCATGGACGGTTCGCGGTACGACCTGCTGGTCCACTGCGCCGCGAACGTCGGCGGGCGCATGAAGATCGACGGCGATCCGCTGTGGGTGGCGCACAACCTGGCGGTCGACGAGGCCGCGTTCCGGTGGGCTGTTCGCACGAACACGCCGGTCCTGTACTTCTCGTCGTCGGCTGCGTACCCAATCCACCTCCAGTCGCGGGGTGATCGGCGCCACCTGCGCGAGTACATGGTCAACCTTGCCGAATACCTCGGCTCGGGTGACGCGTTCGCCGACTCCGCAGCAGACAACACCTACGGCCTCGCCAAGCGCGTCGGCGAATACCTCGCCGACAAGGCCCGCGAGATGGGCGCGACGATCTCCATCGTCCGACCGTTCTCGGGCTACGGCACTGACCAGTCGCTCGACTACCCGTTCCCGTCGTTCATCGACAGGGCGAAGCGCCGAGCCGACCCGTTCGACGTGTGGGGCGACGGCACGCAGACGCGCGACTTCATGCACATCGACGACATCGTCCAGGCGTGCCTGAACATCGTCGAGGCTGGCGAGTCGCGCCCGGTCAACCTCTGCACCGGCGTGCCCACCTCGTTCCTCGAGTTGGCCGCTGCGTGTGCTGCCGCTGTCGGGTATGAGCCGACGGTCGTCACGCACCCGGACAAGCCAACGGGCGTCCACTACCGCGTCGGAGATCCGACGTTCATGCACGAGTTCCACACCCCCCGGATCACGTTGGCCGAGGGCATCCTGCGGGCGGTCACGGCATGAGCAACAAGCAGAAGGTCCAGCGCGCCCTACGGGAGAACGCAGCGGCGCAGCCCACCGTGGCCGTCGGCTACCTGTACGGGCAGGACGTCGCGGCAGGGTTCGCCAACTCGATCGGCGCCCTGCTGTGGGCGCAGGGGATGCGGCGCGACCGCACCCTCGTGACCGACGTACTGGCTGAGGCGTGCGGCGTCAACGTCGCCGGCGGACGCAACCGCATGATGGTCCGGTTCCTGACCGAGACCACCGCGGACTGGCTGCTCACCCTCGACGCGGACATGACGTTCAAGCCGGACCTGCCGGACGCGCTGCTCGCCATGGCAAACCCGGACCCCGACGCGGAGCACTACGCGCCCATCGTCGGCGGACTGTGCTTCGGGGTGGACGACGGCAAGTTGTTCCCGACGATGTACGACTTCATCGCGGACGACGACGGCAAGCCGCGCACCGTCCGCTACGAGGCGTTCCCCGCCGACACGATGTTCCAGGTCGGCGCTACGGGTGCTGCCTGCCTGCTCATCCACCGCAGCGTGGTGGAGGGCATCGCGGCGAAGGGGTTTGACCCCGTCTACCCATGGTTCCAGGAGACGCAGCTCAGCGGCGAGCGGTGCGGGGAGGACATCACGTTCTGTCTACGCGCTCACCACTGCGGCTTCCCGGTGTACGTCAACACCGCCGTGGACATCGGCCATCAGAAGGCCCACGTCCTGACCCTCGATCAGTACCGCGCGCAGCGCGCAGCGGTCGGCAAGTCCGCCGACATCGCCACGAACACTAAGGATGCGTAATGGCTGGCACTTGGAACTGGTACGGCGCGGGGCTCCTCGCCGCTGTGACCGGCTCGATCGACCTGAACACAGACACGTTCAAGATCATGCTCACGACCTCCACCTATACCCCGGTGAAGGACACGCACGACTTCCGCGACGACGTGACGAACGAGGTCAGCGGCACGGGCTACACCGCCGGCGGCGCGACGCTGTCGGGTGTGTCGGTGACGTACGACTCGGCGTCGGACCAGGTGCAGATCAGTTGGACGGACCCGACGTGGACGACGTCGACGATCACGGCCCGGACGGCGGTGATCTACAAGTCGCGCGGTGGTGCCTCCAGCGCCGACGAACTGCTGGCGTACTGCACGGAGGCGTCCGACATCACGTCGACGGGTGGCACGTTCACCGTCGACCTCCCGGCCCCGACCCTGTACATCGACTGCACCTGATCCCTTCCGTTCTACACCGCGAGGGGTGAGTCGTGGCGATCACGCATCGCGCATCCACCGGCCTCGCCGCTGGAACCACCACGACTGGTGGCGCGTTCACCCTGCCGACCGGGCACACGACCGACGACCTACTGCTCGCGTGGCTGGGCATGAAGGCGTACACGGTCACCGTGTCGTCGGGCACCTTGACAACGGACTACACCGCGCTCGGCAACAAGACGTCGGGCACGGTCGCGAACGGTGTCGGGGTCGGCTCGACGCACACCTACGCGTACTACCGCGTGCACGACGGCTCCGAGACTGCCCCGGCCTGCACGCTGTCTGCTGCACCGTCGCCGTCGATGAAGGCGATGTCGGCGTACTCGAAGGACAACGCGGGCGCGTGGGACATCGCGTCGGCGACGGGTGCGGACACGTCGGCGTCGGGCACGTCTGTTTCGATCGCGTCGGATTCGACGATCGACCTCGCGGTCGGCGACGTGCTCGCCATTGTCGTGTCTCTGCCAGACGACACGGCGACGATGGCGACCAGCCTTGCGCTGTCAGCGACGGGGATCACGTTCGGTGCGATCACCGAGCGGTTGCCCACCAACGGCACCACGTCCGGCAACGACGCCGCGATGCACGTGTTCGAGGCCGAGGTCACCGCTGGGTCTGGCACGGTCACCGTCACTCTGTCCGGCACCAACACCAACTCGGGCGAGTCTGAGGCTGCCGCCGTGTTCGTGCGGCTCCGCGAGCCCGCGGCGTCCGGCGACGCGACGTTCACAACGTCGGCGGGTGCCGCGCTCGCCAACGGTGGCAGCACCTCGTTCACCGGTGGCGCGGGCTTCACGTCCACCGCCGGTGCGGCACTCGCCAACGGCGGGTCGTCGACCCTCACGGCGGGCGCGGCGTTCACCACGAACGCCGGAGCAGCCGTCGCACAGGGTGGCAGCACCACCGCCACCGGTGACGCCACCTTCGGCACCACCGCAGGCGCTGCGACCGCACAGGGCGGTTCGTCGTCGTTCAGCGGCGGCGCTGTCGACGGCACGTTCACCACCACGGGCGGGTCCGCCACCGCCAACGGCGGGAGCACCGCCTTCACGGGCGGCGCTGGCTTCACCACCACGGCAGCATCCGCGCCCGCACAGGGTGGGTCGTCCGCGTTCACGGGCGACGCCTCGTTCACCACGAACGCGGGTGCCGCAACCGGCTCCGGTGGGTCGTCCACCTTCGCCGGTGGTGCGGGCTTCTCGACGGCGTCGGGTGCGGCTCTCGCGTCCGGTGGGTCGTCCGCCTTCACCGGCGGCGGCGCGTCATCCTCACCCACAGTCGAGGCGTCCGCGACCTCCACCGGCGACGCCGGTTCGGTGTCGATCACGCAGGCGCAGATCGCGGGCGTCACTACCGGTGATCTGCTCGTCGCCCTCGTGTCGGCGGTCGACCCGTTCGACCGTGCCGCGTACATCGCCACCCCCTCCGGGTGGACACAGGTTGTCGAGGCTGGCGCAGCGACCGACGGCTACGTCGCCGGGCTGCATCTGTTCACCCGCGCGTGGGACTCGGGCGACGGAACGTACACGTTTACCGACAGTTCGGGCACCGCCCCCTACATGACCGCCGAGGTGCTGGTCGTCCGGGGCGGCGACACCGGCACCCCGACCGGGACGCCCGCGAGCTCGTCCGGCACCGGCACCACCGTCACCGTCCCGTCCGTGACCGCCACGGCTGACAGCCTCCTTGTCGGGGGCGCGCTCCAGTACGGCACGACGACGGCGTACTCGTCGACCGGCACGATGACCTCGCAGGCAACCACCTCTGAGGCCAACGCACCGTCGCGCACTGTCATCGCATCCGAGGACATCGCGTCCGCCGGTGCGACCGGCACGCGAACGTTCACCGCCGGTGCCGCTGGGTCCGGGTGGGTGTCGTTCTCCGTCGCCGTGAACGCGGCCAGCGGTGTCGTCAACGGCACCTTCACCACCGCTGCGGGGTCCGCCCTGGCTTCCGGTGGCGCAAGCACGTTCACCGGCGGCGCAGGTTTCACCACGACCGTCGCGGCAGCCGCAGCGCAAGGAGGGTCGTCCGCGTTCACCGGGGACGCCTCGTTCACCACAGCGGCAGGCGCAGCAACTGCGAACGGCGGATCGTCCGCGTTCGCCGGTGGCGCGGCGTTCACGACCGCAGCGGCAGCAGCACTCGCCTCGGGCGGCTCGTCGACCTTCACGGGCGGTGCGTCGTTCGGGTCGCTCGTCGGCGCGGCTGTCGCAGCGGGTGGCGGGTCGTCGTTCACGGGCACAGCGACGTTCACCACGGCGGCGGCATCCGCGGCGGCAGGCGGTGGATCGTCGTCGTTCACCGGCAGCGGCGCCATCACCTCCGGGACGCTCTACGGCTCCGACGCACCGGCGGGACGACTGGCAGCCGGAGACACAGCAGCCCGCAGCATCGGCGGCACCGACAGCGGCCCGAGCCTCACAGCGACGGCGGCACCCGCTCGCACCCTCACCGCGACCGACGACGGCGGCGGACACCTGACCAGCACCTAGGAGCCCACGTGTCGTACGACATCGGCGACGTCGTGACCCTGACGCTCACCGTCAGGGACCCGGCAACAGACGCCCTCGTCAACGCCTCCACGGCGAGCCTCGTCGTCACCCTCCCCGACGCCACGACCGCCAGTGTCACCCCGACGAACCCGACCACCGGGTCCTACGTCGGGCTCTACACGCCGACGGTGGCCGGTCGTCACCCGATCCAGTGGGTGACGACCGGCACCGGCGCCGGCGTCCTGAACGACGTGTTCGACGTCAACGACCCCGCGACCCTCCCCATCGTGTCGCTGTCCGACCTCAAGCGGGAACTGAACATCACCGCGACGACGTCGGACGCCGAGCTCGCGGACTACCTGCGTCGCGCCACGTCGATCCTCGAGCAGCACACGGGCCGCGCGTTCGCGCGTCAGACCCGCGTCGACTCGTTCGACGTCGCCACCGGCGAGCGTTCCGTGATGCTGGCCCCGCCCGTCATCTCCGTGACGTCCGTCGTCAACGACGCCGTGACGCTGTCCTCGGACGCGTACGACCTCAACACCCGCAGCGGCATCCTCACCCTCGACGGCACGGCGTTCGTCGGCGGCACCGGCGAGGTCACCGTCACCTACGTGTGCGGGTACACCCAGCCGCCACCCGGCCTCGTGCACGCCGTCCTCATGCAGGTCCGGCACATGTGGGAGACGCAGCGCACCACCCCCGGTGCGCGCCGTGACGACGAGTGGAACCCGGCGCAGGGGTACATGATCCCGAACCGGGTCGCCGAAGCCCTTAAGCCGTACATGCTGCTGGGTGCGGGCGCATGACGACGCCCCGCTTCGACGTGTTCACGACGGCGCTCGTCGCTGCGATGGTCGCGGATACCAACATCGGCGTTGCGGGGATCCCCGTGTACGACGGGCCGACGACCTCGGGCAACCCTGACGTCACGTCGATCATCGTTGGCGGTCGGTTCAACGACGAGGACACCGACGCCGGATCGTTCACCCTCGACTGGCGCACCGACGGCGGCGCGTCCGCGACGCAGGACGAGACGATCAGCCTGAACTGCGCCGTGCAGTACTGGGACGGCGACGCCGACGTGGCCGCTGCCCGCTCGGGCGCGTTCACCGTCCTCGGCTACGTCGACACCCTCATCCGGTCGAACGTCAGCCTCGGCGTGACGTCGCTGCTCTGGTGCCACATCACCGCCGGAAACGTCCGCCAGGAGCTGCGCTCCGGCGCGATGTGCATCGTCGACTTCACCATCACCGCGAGGGCGATCATCTGATGCGCTACCGCAACATCTCCGGGCAGGACCTCCACGTGCAGGTCCCCGGCTCAGGCCTCGTCGGCGTGCGGGACGGCGAAGTGATCGACATTCCCGAAGTTCCGAACCTGTACGTCCAGACGGGCGACACAGGTGAGACGCCGCTGTTCGAAGCCCTTTCGACCGGCAAGCCCACCCCCAAGGAGTTCTAGACATGGCTATCGGTTCCGGCCTCGGGTCTCAGGTGGGTTTCTCCGCCGAGTCGACCTACGGCACCCGCGTCGCAGCGGCCAAGTTCATTCGCGCCAAGTCCTACCGCGCCGACCGTGCCGCCGCCCGCGTGCAGGGTGAGGGCATCCTCGCCGGCAACTACGGCGACCTCGCCGCGCACTACGTCGAGACAACCAACGCCGGCACCGGCACGATGGCGTTCGACGTTCAGGACCGCGGCCTCGGCGTCATCTGGAACACCCTCATGGGTGGCACCGTCACCCCGTCCGTCGTCGTCACGTCCTCTGCCTACACCGCGTCGTTCCCCCTCGCCGACACCTACGGCAAGGCCGTCACGTTCAACGTCGGTCTGCCGTACCGCTCGGGCACCGCGATCTCGCACGAGCTCGCAGGGTCGAAGATCATCGCCGCTGAGTTCTCCTGCGCGCAGGGTGGCGTGCTGGAGTGCAGCATCGACCTCGACGCGAAGTCGTGGACCGACGGCCAGGCCGTCCCCACCGCGTCGTACCCGACGCAGGCCGCGCCGTTCACCTTCCGCGACATGGCCGTCAAGACGGGCACGTACAACTCGGAGTCGGTGGTCAGCGGCGTGCGCGCCATGACGTGCCGCATCGAGCGCCCGCACGACGTCGAGGACTACACCGCCAACAACGCGGGGGCGAAGTCCGAGCCCGTGCTCAACGGCCCGACGCAGATCACCGGCACCATCGAGGCCGACTGGCTCGCCAAGGCCGACTTCCAGGACAAGGCGAACGGGACCACCTCGACGTCGCTGCTGTTCGAGTGGGTGCAGGCCACCGCCTACACCGCGTCGAACTTCCCGACGTTCCGCATCCAGCTCCCCGGCGCGCTGTTCGAGCCCGCCACGCAGGGTGTCGAGGGGCGCGACGCGCTGACGAACACGTGGAACTACCGGTGGTCGTACGACGGCACCAACCAGCCGCGCATCTTCATCCTGTCGCCGGATTCCGCGCTCTAGTCGTGGACAACTTCCGGGTCGAGGGCGCGGGTTTCGCCGAGGTGTCCCGCGCCCTCAACTCGGTCGACAAGAAGCTGCGCAAGGCGATGTTCGACGAGTTGCGGCTTGCGGCGAAGCCGGTCGTCGATGACATGAAGTCGTCGGTTCTGGCTGTCGACTCCAAGGGCAAAGCGATCGGCAACGCGCGCCGTGCCGCGCACTCCCTCCGGGGCGCCAAGACGGTCACGGACAAGAAGGTCCGCAAGGCCATCGGCGGCTCGGGCCTGCGTGCGTCGATCGCACGTGCCGTCCACATCAAGATCGCCGACAAGGGCTTCAAGGTCGGCGTCCGCGTCCGCGTGGACGGCACGAAACTCCCGCCCGATCAGAAGTACCTCCCCCGTGGGCTCGACTCCCCGAAGGGCTGGCGGCATCCGATCTTCAAGACGGACACATGGGCGCAGCAGTACGGCAACCCGCCCGGCTGGTTCACGTCCACGGCCAAGGCGCACCGACCGATGGTGGAGCGGCGCCTGTCGGCTGTTGTCTCGAAGTACGTCAACGAACTGGCCGCGCGCATCCGCAGCGCGGCATAACTGCGGAGGCATGACCACATGACCACTGTCCGACTGTCGCTCAACGGCGCAGAGCACGCCCTCGACCTCGCATCGTTCCGCCTCTCCGAGGCCGACGACCTCGTCCGCCTCACCGGCTGGAATAACGAGGAGTGGATCGAGCACCTGAACCGCGACCACCCCGACGCGATCCGCTTCGCGTGGATGCTCGCCAACCAGCGCGCCGGCACACCCCTCGCCGAGAAGTTCCACGACATCGACTTCGACATCAAGGACTTCGAGGTCGCCCTCGTTGAGGACGCCCCGGTTACCACGGTCGAAGGCGCGGAGGGCACCGACCTCCCTACTGGGCCGCTCGCCGAGTAGGTGAGCGGCGCTACGCCAACGAGGTAGCGGCCTACGGGCCGACGCTCCGCCACCTGTTCGGGGTGTCGGAGGACGAAGTCATGGAATGGCCGCTGTCCCAGTGGGAGCGGTACCGCGAGTGGGCCGATGACTGGCTCAAGCATCCGAGGAGTTGAGTCGTGGCGAACGTCGACCTCGTCCTTAGGTTGCTCGCCGAAGATCGCGCCAGCGGCAAGTTCAAGGATGTCGGCAACGCTGCGTCCGTTGCGGAGAAGCGGCTCTCGAAGTTCAAGAAGGTCGCGGCGGGGATCTCTGCCGCTGCCATCACCGCGTTCGCGGTGAAGTCCGTCAAGGCGTTCGCCGAAGCGGAGACGCAGCAGGTCCGGCTCGAGGGCGCCTACAAGCGGTTCCCGAAGATCGCGGACGTCTCCATCGGCTCGCTGCGCGAGATGAACGCAGAGCTCCAGCGGACGACGAAGTTCGACGACGACGTCATCGCCGGCGCCCAGTCGATCATGGCGCAGTTCGACCTCACGGGTAAGCAGCTCAAGGAGACGACTCCGCTGCTGCTCGACTACGCCGCAGCGACGGGCAAGGATCTGCCGTCCGCCGCGAGCACCTTGGGCAAGGCGCTGCTCGGCAACACGCGGGCGCTCAAGGAAGTCGGCATCAACTACAAGGTGACCGGCGACAAGTCGAAGGACTTCGAGAACATCACCGCCCTGCTGCGTAAGCAGGTCGGCGGGTTCGCGGAGGAGGAGGGCAAGACCGCAGCCGGTCAGGCCGCGATCCTGTCGAACCAGTTCGGCGACCTCCAGGAGACGGTCGGCGGCGCGCTGGTTCCTGCGCTGCGCACCATGAACGACGTCCTCAAGCCGATCGTCCAGGCGTTCAACGGACTGCCCGAGCCGGTCAAGACTGGCACCGTCGTCGTCGGTGGACTCGGCACGGCGTTCCTACTGCTCGCCCCGAAGATCGCTGCCGCGAAGGCGCTCATGGCGGACTTCTCGTCCGCGTCGAAGTCTGGTGGCGTCGGTGCTGCCGCGACCAACGTCGGCAAGTTCCGCGGTTCGCTCGGCAAGGTCGCCGGGTTCCTCGGCGCTGCTGGTCCGTGGGGCCTCGCCATCGGTGCGGGCATCACGGCGCTGTCGCTGTTCGGCGACAACTCCGAGGAAGCGGCGCGCGCGCAGGGTTCGTTCCGTGCCGCGCTCGACGCATCGAACGGTGCCCTCGACGAGCAGGTCCGCAAGACGGTCGCCGTCGAGGCGGAGAACCGTGGCCTTCTCGCCACGGCCCGCGAGCTCGGACTGTCCGAGAAGGACGTCGTCAGCGCGATCCTCGGCGACGTGAACGCGCGCGACAAGTTGGCCGCTGCGACGCAGCGCGTGCTCGAGAAGCAGGTTCCCTACGTCAACTCGGGCAAGTCTGGCACCGTCGTCATCGACAAGCAGCGCGAAGCGGCGAAGCGACTGGCGAACGGCCTCGACTCTCTCGGTGTCGAGTTCGCGGACCAGGTTGAGGCGAACAACCGCGTGCAGTCCGCGCTCGGCAAGACGTCGGCGAAGATCGACGCCCTTCAGCGCAAGGCGGCGAGGGGCCTCACCCTCAAGATCCGCCCGCAGATCACCGGCAACGGCACGATCATCATCGGCGCGCAGGGTGGCGGCAAGCAGTTGCTCGACGTCGACTACCGCGCCAACGGTGGCCCCGTCCGTGCCGGTCGCCCGTATGTCGTCGGTGAGAAGCGCCCCGAACTGTTCGTCCCGTCGCAGAGCGGCACCATCCTCCCGTCGGTGCCGGGTGCCGGCGGTGCGGCGCGGGTGAACGTGTACCTCGACGGCAAGCTCGTGCAGACGTCGCTCGTCGACCTCAAGCGGACCCAGGGCGGAAGGCTGAACTTCTGATGGCTGCGCCGCTGTTCAAGGTCGAAGTGGCGTTCGCCGATGGGCCGAACGCGGCGGCGCCGTCGTACACGGACATCTCGCAGTACGTCCGCCGCGACCCGGCCCTGACGTACTCACGGGGCTCGCAGGACGAGGTGTCCGGCCTTCAGGCGGGCACGATGTCGTTCGTCGTCGACAACTCCAACGGGCGGTTCACTCCGGGTTCGTCGGCGTCGACCTCCGCGTGGGGGACGACGCTAAAGATCCGGCGCCCGGTTCGACTGTCGATCTGGAACGGGTCGTCCTATGTCGTGACGTGGACTGGCACCGTGGACGACTGGGGCACCGGCTGGGTCGGTGGTGTGCAGGGGCAGACGCAGGTGTCGTGCTCCGATGCCGTAGCCGCTGCGGGCCGCATCGACATGCCCGCCGCGATCATGGCCGAGATACTGTCGGACGCCCCACACGCGTACTACCCGCTGAACGACCCAGCGGACTCATCGCAGGCGCGGGACGCTACGGGCGACAATCGCCCCCCGCTCTACGCCGCCGCCTTCGCCTTGGTCGGCCCGCTCAAGGGCACCTACGCATTCGGCACCGACGGAGCACCGGGGCCGGACCCGATGACGATGGCCACGTTCGCTACCGGCACCGACGCGTTCGCCGACACCGCGTACGTCCAGGGCAGCGACACCACGTTCAACGTGAACGACGCTGGGACTACCGTTGAGGCGTTCTTCTACCTCCCCACCGACGTCCGCGCAGGCGGCAACGCAATCCTGGCGTCATGGCCCGGCGGCAGCCTCTATGTCGACGACACGATGGCACTGCGTGGAAATGACAACGGCGGCCTGAGCCTACTGACGTCCTCGCGCAAGGTCGCCGCCGGCCGGATGAATCACGCCGCGTTCCGCCAGTCGGCCTCCGGGGGCACGGTCACTACGACCCTGCTGCTCAACGGCGTCAGCGTCGCCTCAGGGTCATACGCCGCCGCGGCGGTGGTCGACTCCACTGGACTGCTAACCATTGGCGACGGGGTTGATGGAAGCATCTCTAACGTCGCCGTGTACAAGTCCGCGCTATCTGATGCACGACTGCTCGACCACTCCAACGCCATGACGAGCTGGACCGGGGAGTCAACCGGCGCACGTTGGTCGCGGCTATGCCGCGTCGCTGGCCTCGGCTCCACGACCTACACCGCCGACGCCACTACGGGCACGATGGGCAGCCTGCCCACCGAAGGCTCCACGCTGACGGCATTGCTACAGCGGGTGGTCGACCTCGAGAACGGCTCCGCGTTCTGCTCCACGGGCGGCGTGCTCACACTCAAGGCCAGGTCCAACCGCTACGACAAGGCGTCAACGCTCACCATTGCACCGCAGACGCTCGAGCCCGACCTGTCGTTCGTCACGAATGACGCCTACCTCGTCAACGAGGCTGCCGTCGCGGACGACTCTGGCGAGGTGGGCCGCGCATCGTCGGCCTCAAGCGTGACGGACTACGGCGTGAGCCGCCGCAGTATGAGCGTCGCAAGCGACACGTATGAGCAGGCGCTCAACCTCGCGCAGTGGTTCACCTACCGCTACTCACAGCCGGGCACGAGGGCGCGCACAGTGTCGGTCAACGCCACCGCCAAAGCCGCGTCGGTCACCACGACGAACCTGCTCGCGCTTGACGTCGACTCACGGATCACGCTGTCGCCGCTGCCCGCCGTTGCGCCGGCGTCATCGGTGCAGCTGTTCATCGACGGTGTCGCGGGCAGCATCTCCGACGAGCTGGTGTTCACGTTCAACACCTCGCCCACCACGTTCCTCGACGGCTGGATCCTCGGCACCGACGTGCTCGACACCGGCACGCTGCTCCTCTACTAACCGCCCACCACCGAACACCCCCGCCCAACTGGTCGGGGGTGTTCGGCATTCACAGACGGGGATCACATGGCCACCGTGCCCGTGCCGCGGACCTGGACGACCGGCGAGACGGTCACCGCGACCATCATGAACGCCACGACCGGCGTGAAGGGCGCGCTCGACTTCATGCTGTCGCCGCCGCGCACCTCCGTCTACCAGACCGCGACGACGACCTGCACGACCAGCGTCGCCACCACGATCCTGTTCGATACCGAGACGTACGACACGGACACGATGCACTCGACGTCGGTGAACACGGGTCGCATCACGGCGACGACGACGGGCCTGTACCACGTCGTGGGCCAGATATGCATGGCGTCCAACGTGACCGGCACCCGCAGCATCCTCATCGTCAAGAATGGCGCTACGACGATTGCCAGCGACCGCCTGCACTCCGTCGTTGCGACGAACGCCTATCTGGACGCCGCCTGCGACGTGCAGCTGACCGCCGGCGACTACGTCGAGTTGCAGATGATCCAGACCTCCGGCGGCAACCTCGCCACCGTCGCGGGCGCGGGTAACACGTGGTTCCAGGCCCGATGGGTGGCGAACTCGTGAGCGACGCACAGATCCTCGTGTACGTCCTCGTCGCGCTGCTGGCACTCGCGGGCACGGTCGGCACGGCTGTCCTGGCCTCGCGGCAGAAGGGCCTCACGGACCTCGTCGGCGCGTTGCAGAAGGAGGTCGCCGCGCTCCGCGACAAGGCCAGCGACAACGAGTCCCGCATCGAACGCCTCGAGTCCCGTGACCGGGCGTGGGCGAACTACGTGCATCGGCTGCGGGCGCACATCGTGGCGCAGTTGCCGCCGCCGCCGCCGGAGTGGCCGAAGGATCTCGACGTCTGACCGGAGTTCCCGTGTGCTGGTGGAGGAGACGCCCCGTGGATCCCTACACCGGCCCGGCTGACGTGCCCGGCGAGGACGACGGGCAACCGCTGACCGAGCCGTACGACGAGCGTGGCCTGCCCGCGCAGCCCGCACACGACTCCCCCCGCTGCCACGTGTGCAGCGGCCCCCGTTCCCTGCGGCACGGCGCCCTCGTCTGCCGCATCTGCGACGCCCCACCCATCACCTAGGAGTGACCACCGTGACGACGCTTGAGGACTTCGAGGACGACGACCTGCCGCGCTCGCGTGAGCGTGAAGCGGAACTGATCGCGTGGTTCGACTCGCTCGGTCACGCCCGCATCTCCCAGCCCACCACGACCGTCGGTCACTTCTCGGTGACCTACGCATCGGACACCACGCGGTGAAGCGCGACCGCTGCCCGATGCCCTGGCACATGCTCGGCGCGACGCGCGGGCAGTGCGTGACGTTCTCACGTGGCTACACCGGGAACTACGTGGACGTCACCCCCGCCGCCGTCGAGCGCGTCCTCGGATGGAACCCCGACGTCGAGTGGGACCAGTGGCCCGACGACATGTGCGCCACCCATGACGACGTGCGCCGCATGACCCGCCCCGAGCAGGCGAGCAAACCTCACCCGCGCATCAAGCCCAACCGCCGCAAGACCCACCGCTAGGAGTGACCACCATGTTCTCTCGTACCTTCCTCCTCGACGCCGCCGAGCGCGTGTTCTGGACCTACGTGCAGGCGTTCCTCGGCCTGCTGCTCGTGTCCGGCGTGACCGACCTCGACGCGCTCCAGTCCGCCGCCGTCGCGGCGATCCCCGCCGCGCTGTCCGCGCTCAAGGCGATCATCGCCACCCGCTTCGGCGACTCCGACTCCGCCGCGCTCGGCCCGCAGGACTGACCCCGTGGCCTACGTCAAGCCGACGAAGGCGGGACTCCTCGCGGCGTTCAAGGCGCACGGCCTGAACTTCGTCGTCGATCCCGTCGTGGCGCGGTCTGAGGGGCGCCCGTGGATCGACGGCATCCGCGCCGTCGTCAACCACCACACCGCCGGGAAGTCGTCGCACGCGCTGCTCCTCAACCGTGGCGGCACCTACCCCACGGTGAACGCCCTGATCCAGCGCGACGGCCTCGTCCGCATCCTCTCCACGCTGTCCGTGTGGGGCAGCGGCAAGGGTGGCCCCTGGCCCGGCGTCGCAGCGAAGGACTCACTGCACCTCGTCGGGTGGCAGGTCGAGGTCGAGGACATGGGCATGGGGAAGACGTTCACGCCCGAGCAGATGGAGTCGCTTGGCCGCATGACGGCGGCGCTCGTGTCGCTCGGCGTGCCCCTG